TTGACTCTAATAGAAAGGCTAAGACTAACTATAATATTCGTGGTGTAAGTTCAGGAGATGCTTTTGCTCTAGGAAAGCAGCTTGAATACTGTATCAATTATATAGAACATCATTGCCATAAAATATACTTTGCTAATTTATTAGAGGAGCTGAAAAGATACCGACATGACCAAAGGACTGAATATGATACTAGTGTATCTTTTATGATAATGCTGCTTACTCTAACCGGCCAAAACAAAGCCAATACAGTTACAAAAAGAACTAACCCATTATTAGAGACGTTTACAATATCTAATTTCCAATAAAAAACCCCTCAATGTAGAAACACTAAGGGGTAAACCAAAACACATGAAAACTTAAATCTTTTTACTTCTCTCGTATTCGTATAAAGCCATACCTAATTTTTCTACAAAAATCTCATCCCATTTTAACCTATCCTTTCCCATAGAGTCTAATAACATATGAGCTAATTCGTGGTAATAGGTTTTATTTATCTCGCTTATCTTTAGACGTTTATTTTTATTTACTGTACATAAAGTTATAACTTTTTCTGTAAAATCAGCTAACCCTAATGCTCTATGTTCTGCGCAATATTCATTATCAAACTCAATAATTATTCGTGAGCCTCCTAGCTTAAATTCTGACGGTATGATAATTTTATTTGCCATCTAGCTCTCGTATAGCTGCTTTTAAATATAAAGATTTATCGAGGCTTTCCTCGTATGCGTGTTGTAACCAATCTCTTAAAGTAAGGTCTTCCCTATCTACAGTAGTGCCATACTTTTTTAAACCAAGATTCTCTCTGTCAATCATATCTTTTATTACTGAATCTAATGTATTACTCATCTCAGAAAATATTTGTTAAACGGCAAACTTGCCCATGTTCCTTATGCATAATGAATCCTTCGATTGCTTTAGGTGCGTGCTGATAGCCGTTGCGGTGATGCCACCCATCAGTTCCACTTGCCGACCTTAAGCTTTCTACACAAACACTTCCATAGTCTTTACTATTCTTATGGTGAATGTGATGAGTAAAGAAGTATCTATGCTTACTTTCTGACCACCCTTGTGCTGATTCTTGAGCCATCAATAAAGGTAAGTCTTGAACCTTAGCCCCATCTCCATGAGTAGTACCTATTAAATTAGAATAGTATTGAAAATATTTTCTATGTGCCGGTGTTACGTTAAATGTAACATTATCACACTTACTAAACCAACTAAAAAGAGTATCAGCTAAAAAGAATCCATTGGTATAATCGTGGTTAGACGGATCATACTGTACATGGACTGGAGCTATCTGCATAAGTGTTTCAATAACCTCTACGTATATTTGCTTAGCTATTGTAAATGCATCATACCACATTAAACAACTATCTTGATAAGTTCCTGCTGTAGTAACACTTCTAGGTGTATCTACATGAAGGATGTCATTACCAATAATTAAAAGAATCTTATCTATATCAAATCCTTTTGCTTTATTTAAAATACCATTTACCCCTTCTCTTATCCTTTGAACAGCTATCTGTTCGTTATATTCTTCTCCTGTCTCTACAGCCTTGCACAGTTTACCGATATGAATGTCGGCAGGATCTATGACAAGTAAGTGACTGTCTTTGTTTTTCTCATAAACAATTTCAGGATACTGAGGAGAGTACTGTTTCATTTCTTCAACAATCTCATCTCTTACGTCTAAATAATTCTTGTCTTTGTTTTTAACAAACATTGAAATATGCTTGCTCTTATGCCAGTAATGTTTGACATCTGTAATAGGAATTCCATTTTCTTCACAATCTTTTAGAAGTGCCTTATGGTTACTTCTAATTTCTTTAATCAGCTCAAACTCGTCTAAGCTTAATCTTGATCTGAATTGTTTTGGCATTGTTTATGGTTTTTGGTTAAAAAGATTCCATTCTGCTTGTCTCCTTTTTGTTAGTCCTGGTAATATTTTACCCCCACCTTTATTCCATTTTAAAAATTCATCCTTTATTGTTGGGTCACTTGGATTGATTAATAGTTTCTTTAATAAGGTTGACTTACCTAATGCGCCAATCCCAATATTATATGCAAAACAAACTAATGAATCAAACTGATTCTGTGTAACAATTTTCTTGCCAAGTAATTTTAAAACACCTGATGCTTTATCGTTTACTTCTCTTTCTAAAAGAAAATCAGCCCTATCTTGACTAATTTTATCACCTAGTTTAAAAGGCTTTCTATTTTGATCTAACGTACTGCCCCAACCTATTGTAATTGGTAAACTACCGGTTCCTGGATCTACATAGGCTGATAACTTACATCCCTCAAATAATTTTATTAAATCATAACATCCTTTTGATGGAGTCATATATCTAATATTTTAATAAGTTTAATTAAATAAGGTATAGAAAACCCTATTAATAATGCAATTAGCCAATAAATAACTTTATTCTTCCTGCCTACTTTACTAGTTAAGTCATCATTTGACTTCTGAATTGAAGTAGTAACTTTTGTAAGTGAATCTAGCCTAGCATTTAATATAGTCAACTTAGCTGTAGACTCAAGGAATTTTGTAACATAAACAGTCTTAGTCTTGTACGGTAATTTTACGTACAATTTTACAGTATCATGATTAAGTACAGTATCACGTACAGGACATTCTACAAATAAAGTAGTATCGTAATTAGATATGGATATTGTAGTATCCGATTTGATTACATTACATGGGAATGAATCTAAGGCGATTTTAGCGACTATTTCCGGATAGCTACTCAATGCCTTATTAACTTGTTTAACTGCCTTATTTGGGGTGTAACAGCCTCCTAATAAGAAAGCTGCTACTAATAGACTATAAACCCTTAACATCGTGATCCTTAGAATATAATCCTAATAACACAACTCCAATTGCAGCTAATAATTGAGTGCCGCTTTTATTGGTAAAAGTTCCTGCATTGTACGCTTGTACTAAAGCATCAATTAAGAAAGGTACACCTGCAAGTAAACCTGCAATACTTGTCTTAAAGTTTTTCATCTTTATCATTTTTAAAAAGTTTAAATATTGTGTAAGCTATTGATAACACTAATAATGTAATGCGAAGGTACGTTTCTATATTCGATAACGATACCGAAAGTGCAAAAGCATTTAATACGTATATTTTAGAATCGTGCCAGTTCATAGGTTTTTAAATTTAAATCCTTCTGATGAATATTGTTTACCCCTAATACAACATCTTATAGTTTCTTTTGTCATTTTTAATTCTTCGCTAGCAACTATAATATTTTTATGAATTTTAATTAAATTCCATTCTAAATTATATTGTCCTATTGGAGCATATCTATTTCTATAAAAAATTGATACTTTATTTAATGATATAGGTAATTCTTTATATCCAACTACTTTTAATTTTCTAGCTTTAGACATTTTGTCCCTTATCTCTTGACTAAATAATTCACCTGATTTTGCTATAGACATTCTTTTATTCATTTCCTCTGTTCTCTTTTTGCCAGTCAATACTATACTTAATTTGTTTTTTGTTTCTTCGGTATGAGTTTTTCCTTTAGCTGCAATGCTCAGTTTTTTCCTAGTTTCTTTACTTGCTGTTCTTCCTGTATTAACAAACGAAATCATTTCCCTAAAAGCATCAGAACGAGGAGGATGTTTCATTCCTTTAATTCTTTTACTTATTGCATCCCTTTGTTCTTGAGTAAAAACAGTACCAAATGCCCCTTCACCTCCATCAGTCATATTTACTAATATACCAGTTTTATTATTTAATCTGCCATAAAGTTTTATAAATTCTTTTTCTTTTTCACAAGCTTGATCTTTAGTTAAACCATCTACCAATATTTCCATCCTCATCCCATGTTTATTATATACATTAACCCAATGTTTATTTCTATATTTTATACTTGCAGCTCTAATATAAGAAGCATCACTTCCTATACCAATATAAATTGGTTGCTCTGTATCTAATCTAATATGTCTATAAACATATGCCATTAGTTTTCAGGTGTATATTTTATAAATCTTGGATATTGACTTAATATTGTCGAGTCCACAGGATAATTTGAAACACCCCATACCGCAACTACTGAAGCAGGAATATAACAGTTAAAATCAGCTAACTGGTTGTTGTTCTTACCTCTTAATGTTACATAGGTATTACACCCCTCTCCATTACTTGATAAGTTATTTGCAGTCCAACTTAATGACCAAGCTAAATCGCCTGAGTAATTAACAATTACTGGTTTAATTAAGATGCCACCTTTTTGATAGTAAATAGTGTCTTTTCCAATAATTGCAGTATCGCTACTATTTCTAAACATTTGCGCTTTCGTTGACAAACTAGCCAACACTAAAACTGATAGGATTATTTTTTTCATATTACTT